ACTGGCCTTTTAAAGGCCAAATTCACTCGCGATGCCCCACCCATGCTCCAGAGCAGCGCAAGCTAAGCTAATCCTTTCAAATCAGTCTATTTACCGTACCAGCGCGGCTTATTGATGATGTGAGGTGCATTTACTGAAAGGCTTGTTGATGTAGGTAGTATCTGGGTTTTTGCAATGTATTACCGCAAACTGATTCATCGCCTTAAAGGGCTTTGAGGTGGTTTGCGGTAATTTTTTGCCCCATACATGCCCCATGTTCAAAACGGCCCCCGTTCATCCCACACTTTCATCACCTGAAGCAAGACAATGGCACACGTTCAGCGCCGCTTTTACCGCACTATTCCTTGATAAGAATCAAAGCCTGCCTAGCTGGAGCGTTTACTATGCGCTTACAAAAAAAGATATCTGCTACCATTGCCCGCCATTTTATGCGGGCTTTTTTGCATGTTTTTCCTTGTAACCAGCTGACGCTTTCAACAGCAGATTTGTGATAAGTCCTAAAAATTGTTTGGGATATAGCATATATAATCAAACAAAATATCTGTTCAATTTAAAATCAGACGCCTACAATTTAAGGTTGCACTGCTACTAACAGGAGGGGTACTTTATGCTTTTCAATAAATTTGTAGATACCACAACTGCAATAATAAATAATTATTTAATCACTCTTCAGTCTAATACAGATAGTATAAGATGGTTGAATGGCGCGACTTCCTTCCTGTACCCGTCTATAGCTTTATTTACTGAAACTGAAGATTGTTATATAGTTGAATTATTTGGAGCTAGGGAAACATTCACCAAATTAGAAGTAAGGCACCATAAGGAAAAATCAATTAATGAATACCTCAACCAATTCAGAAAAAAAAACAAAAAGAATATTTTACCTTCTGTAAACTCTTATCATATTCAAGACACTCTTTTCTCAAGAATTAATAATATTGAGGATTATAAAAAACGCTTCCCTATTATAAATTATTTTCCAGCAAGTATTACTTTAAAAAATGATGGAGATTTGTTCTATGTTGGTGAAGACTTTAGTTTCGTCACTTTAATTAACTGCCTAATTATCAATCAAGATAAAAATATAACCAGAAGCAAATACATCATATTTCTAGGCGCATTTAGGAAAAAGATAACGGAAAAACAGCTTGTGGATACCATTGATAATTTTGTACATGAAGATATACCACTTAGTCAACGGGCGTTTAAAACATTCCGTAACAAATTCAGCCACGCTGTAAGCGATTCATATTCAAAAAAATTAGCGGTAATTAGCGGTCTACAAAGTTTATATTTAACTCCTAGCTTACGTGAAACTACTATTGGTGACTACTTGCGTCTTCAGCCCCAATTAATCAAAGATGTCTTAAGAACAGATCATTTCATTTACGAACCCTACTTACTTTGGTTGGAAGGAAAGGAATCACATGATGAAACAGCCATCAATCCTGACCTTATAATAAAAAGAAATGATGGCTATTATGACATTTATGATTTAAAAACAGCTGCACTTCAACATAAAAACCTAACTAAAGGTGCACACAAGAGAAGGCGATTTATTGATTATGTTTATGAGGGCATTGCACAGCTGATAAATTATGAGGAATATTTTAGCTTTCCCAAAAACCATAAGCATGCAAAAGAAAAATACGGTATATTAGTATCAAAACCAAACCTTTATTTGGTGGTTGGGAATTTTGATAACGCATCTAAAAATGAAATTGACGAAGCCTTACGAATCCATCCTAATATCCAATTAATTGATTATGACACTTTTTGTCAAAACTATGTGGAAGCATAAAAATGTATGTCCCAAATTTGTCCCATCAATATGGCTGCCGGTCATCCCACACTTTCATTACTTGGACGATGACAACGCCACGGATCAGCATGTCGTCCAGCATCGTTCCCTCCAGGGCGTTCCCGTCCGGCGTGATTATCGCCCGCCCCATCATCTTGCCGACCCCCTGCTCCCCGAACAGCTCGTAGCAAACCTCGTCGCCTGGCGCCGGCTTCAGAGACGAGTCCACGACATAGCTCAGATTGCCGCGCTCAACGAGGAAGGTCGCGGATGGATGCAGGATGAACAGATTGTTCAAATCGATGCGTGACTCAACGTAGTCCTGCGCCGGTGACTGGAAGCCCATCAAAAGCCCCCGTTGTTCGGATTGAACAGCTGGAACGTGCGCCGATCGCCCTCTTCAGTTGATACATCCTTGAAGCTGCACTGGTAGATTTCTATCCACTCGTTAGCTTCGCGTAGCGTGAAATGGTGATGGTACTTTGCCAGGTTCTGTACAAAATCCACTGTAGTGACCGTGCGGCGGCCCTGTGGGCTTATTTTGATGCTTTCTCTGTATGCCGTCCCGATATCGTCATAGCGTGCCATATGCCCTCCTTTTTACTGTTTTTATATACAGTATTTCAGTACGAGGCAGTATGGCAACTGGCTGAAGGGTCAGGAGGCGGGAGCTTCAGGCCAGGTAATATCAGGAGCAGTTGAGGTATCTACAGCGTTAAGCTCGTCGATATAGTCCATCCAGGCATTCAGCGATGCTGTTTCCTTAGCTGTGAGTTTACGACCCATCATCAGCTTGGTCTGCCACACGACGATCGCTGTTGTGGCCTTTTCAATTAAGCCTCTTTTCTGATCCTCCGCTATTGCTAAATAATCAGGATCGGGAAGCTTTTCAATGTGCGGGCCTGTCTGGTCAAAAACACCATAATAGCCTTCAGGAGGGGCGAAAAAGGCATTATAATCTTCCTGTTTTATCTCAGTAATATCGCCGTACTCTTCGGCCGCTTTATTCAACACCTCCGGGAACATATCACTATAGAAGCCTTTTCCTTTTATGCTGTAATACATTTTTTCAACGTTCATTAGCTGATAGTCCCCATAGCAATATAGTTAACGCGGGAGGTGCCTGACCTAAGACCACCATCCTTTTCAAGTATTCTAAAATCAACACCTATATTTGATTGGTTTAGGGTAGTGACAGGCCCTGAGCTTACGTTAGCGTCTCCGCTAGTTCCGAGGACAGTGGAAATAGAGCTAAAAGATTGTGGAAAAGTAAAAGAAATATTCCCACCCGAAGCGGTCGCAACTGCGGTCACCATTTGAATAAGAAAAGCCCCACCGTTAAAAGGTATGATTATTCGGTTAGATGCCGGAGAGGAGAACCCCAAATTACCGGCAGTGGCCCTTGCGGCCGCAGTGCTGCTGAAGCCCAGCGCACCTGTCATTGTTCCGCCTGCTTTAGCTAACGCGCCCAGCGCTGTCAGCGCATCGGCAGCTGTTTTAGCACCCGTGCCGCCCTGGCTAATCGCCACTGCTCCATTAGTGAGATCTGCTTTAGTTGCAATAAGGTTTGTGATTGAGTTCCACGCAGGCCCGCTGTAGGTGCTGCCATCTGGCAACTTAACAGTGATATTGCCGGTGCCGCTGTAAACCTGCTGCCAGTTCGATTTCTCCTGGATCATGCCGCGAATAATCTTCGACATGTCGTTCATAGCCTGCTGTGTGATAGCAGTCTGTAGTGTTGCAGGAACAGCATTCCAGGCCAGGCCGCTCGTTGTCGGCCCGGTAAATGGCGCGGCAATCGTCAGGGACTTGTCGGAAGCGATCGTTTGAACAATAAGCGTATAGGGTACGCCGCCAACAATTACGCCGAGGAAATCACCGACTTTAAACTCAGTGGTAAAAGCCGTTCCGGTACCGGCTACGGTGGCCGATCCGTTCGTTAAAGCAATAGTGCCTGCTGGCATAGTTTTCTCCGGGCATGAAAAACCCGGCTCAGTGGCCGGGTCTATAAAGTTGATGAGGTTTTAAAAGTACTGGCTACCATCAAGTACATTTATGGGTAGATTTGAGCCAGGGAAGCTTATCCCATAATTACCCAGGTTATATTTCGCCGTATTTTTCCCACGCGCCGCACGAATGCTTTGATCTGACATCATTATCCCTTTATTGAAAATCTGGATAATGCTTCCCCCTGTTTTTTCAAAGCCAACTCCGGTCACGCACAAAGGAACCATCGGCTTTGCGATGCCCGTACCCTGCCAGTTATCATTAACAGACAATGAGCCTTTGATAAAAAATGGTATGTACAGTGAATTAAATGTGCATACGCCCTGAGCGTTGTAAATGAACAGGCCGTAATCCGGCATCCTTAAATTAAAACCGTTAGAAAATACCGCGACGTTTATCGTGACGGGTCCGCCTGTTACGGTCATCACCTTGCGGCTGTTATCAAACTCTACCACCGCGCCGGGGTGATCCCAGTTTGCGCAAACGCAGCAATTACCATAGCCATCAATGCCGGAAGGGACAGCCCATTCACCATTAACAGTTATTGTTGTCTTGTACACGCACAGCCCTGATGTCATTACATCAGTGATTGCCGTGAAGCTCGTCAGGTCATTAAGAAAATAGAGTCCGTAGTTATCACCCGCATCAATGCTCTGATAAACGTCGAAGTAAAACCAAGAGTTTCCATCAATCGATCCCTGCCCCTCCAATTTGGTATCGCTGAAATTTATTGTGACCTGATTGCCATTAATACCAATTCCGGCAACCCCCACCCCACGCGGTAGAGCGGAAACGCCGCCCTGATAGACCTTCCCACCAGTTACAGGAACGACAAACAATGTGCTGTTTGCCTGCTTGTTGCTGATGGTATATGTGTATGAGGTTTTATCTGGGGCGGCCTGAATACGCTGCAAAAAACTGATAGCCCTGCCGCCACCGCCGTTCAGATTGTAATAGGTCGCCCCATTATCATTTGTTATCCAGCATCCAACATCCGCCATTATGGCCTCGCTCCCAGTTTAACCATGGTCAATCCGCTGCCGTTCCTTACACCAAACCCTGAAGCATCCATAAATGCGCCACTTGATGACGATCGGAAATTAAGCTGGTTGTTATCTTTCCCAAATTGCCAACCATTTCCCGAGGCATAACCTACAGATTCCAGCGTTCCCGCAATTTTTGCATTAGTGATGGCGGCATCCTGGATATTTGCACTGGTTATCCAGCCCTCACCGATGAATGCCTGGTTAATCAGCACCTGTCCGTCTTTGATAACGAAAGGCGAATAGAGGTTGCCGCCGCTGCCGCTGATAACGACAAACTGGTTGGCATTCACCGCCAGGCGCGTATCAACCGACGATCCGTTGATAGTGACCGCAACAGATAGCCCCGCGTCGTAGTTTGTGCCACCATACCGAAGCCCGGTTTTAAGCGTGTAGATGGCCGAGCCGCCAGTCGCATCAGCGTAGGCTGTGAACTTCTGCTGCAGTGCTGCCTGCGTCTGGGCATACTGTGCCACCACATCCGTTTCCAGCTGTGCGACAGATTTTTCCGCATTTGCAGCCACTTTCTGCGCCTGGAGTATGCCTGCCCGGTTCTCGCCGTATGTCGCCCATTGCTGATCCACCGTTTCATAAGTTGCCAGTATGTTCTGCAGCAGGGCTTCCGGGTCGGTTTCCAGCTCTGCAATCAGCGCCTTGCCGTCCTCTGCCGTCAGGAATTTATCAGTAACATCTTTCAGAAGCGCGGTGGCGTCCACGTTTGACATACCGCCCACAAACGCTGTCCAGTCTCCCTTATTGCCTATCCTGTCCACCAGCCGCGCCCGGTACCAGCGGCGCACGCCTGCGGGCATCGGCCCGTGCTGATAACTGACGCCGGGATATGGCACGTTTGCAAGCAGCAGCGGATTCTGGCCGTCTGCCGTGGTGGCCTGCTGGATTTCGGTGTAGGCCGTGTCGCCGGATCCGTCCGGGAACGCCCAGGTAATGTCGATTGCCCACACCACATCATCGGTGGCTTTAAGGCTGACCGGCGTGCCGGGCTTGCCAACCTTGCCATTCAGGGTGGTTGATTCGGCGTAGCCCCACGGCGAGGATACCTCCATCGCGTTCACTGACCGCACGCGCACGTCATAAACCCCGGCGTAAATCCCCTGAATGGTGAAGCCCTGCGAGCTGACCTGACCCACGTTCACCCAGTCGCCGTTATCCTTGCGCCACTGTGCGTTGTAGCGAATGGCGTTATCGGCCCTGTCCCACGTCACCTGCATAGAGGCCACGGTCAGGCCCTGGGCAACGTGATCCACTTCGGTGATGATGATGTTTTTTGGCGCCTGCATTACGCCGGGCGGCGTCACGGTAATTGGCGCAGGGTCAATCTTCACGCCGTCGTCGATATAACGGTATTTGTTCGGATCGTGCTGCACACCGGAGATGGTAAAGGTGCCGTCGTCGCCGGACGCGATGGAGGTCACGCGAAAGTACTGGATAGCGAGGTTGTCGCTGTCGATAGCCCACACCGCGCCAGCGGCTGGCGTCTGGCTGTAGGCCGTACTGACTCGCACGGTTTTCTTGTCTGCGCTGACAGAAGCTATGGTTCGCGTCTGCGCGCTGCCGTCCGGCAGGTTCAGCACCAGGCGATCGCCGACAGCATAATCGACCACGCGGTCAAGGGTAATGCTCAGGCCATTAACGGCGCTGACGCGTCCACCGTTCGGCTTGCCAGCCCGGTATGGATCGGCCACGCCAATGATTTCAGCCGGCAGCGGGATATAACCGTCCAGGCCCACGCCAAACGAGATAGTCCCATCCTTCGCGTTCGACAGGATAGCCCAACGTCCACGGCGGTGTGCCTCGCTTTGCGACGTACAGCCAATGGCCGTCAATTGTGTTTCGTTTACGCCGTAGCGCTGGACCAGGTCCGTATCGTAAACGCCTTCAACAGTATCGGAATAGTGGTTCTGCGGATCGGACCAGGACACCTGACACGACGTGTAGCGGTTCTTGTACGTGCCGCCCGCGTAGGTAAACAGGCCGTCGATAACGTTAGAAGCGTGATAGACGAAATCCACGTCGTTCTGCGGCACGTCAGCCTTCACATAAATCTGGTCGTTGCCCCAGAACGTTATACCCCGGAAAATCGCCGCAATGTCCTTCAGCACGTTATAGGCGTCCTGCTGGCTCTGAATATAAACGTTGCAGGTGAAGCGCGGCTCCGTACCGCCTGCGCCGTCCGGCACCATCTCATCGCAGTATTGCGCAATGGCGTACAGTTCCCATTTGTCGATCATGGTCGCATCGACGCGGTTGCCCATGCCGTAAATCTCGTCCAGCACCAGGTCGTAGAAAATCCACGCCGGGTTATTGGAATAGGCCCAGCGGAAGTCCCCCGCCCAGGTACCGCTGTAGGTGCGCGTTACCGGATCGTAGGTTGTCGGCACCCGCACGAGCTTGCCTTTCGGCTTGCAGGTCGTTTTTGGCACGCTGCCGTTAAACTGGCTGGAGTCCAGCTCCATATACAGCAGCGCAGTGTTGGGATAGCGCAGCTTGCTGTCGATGACCTCTGCCACTGAATATACGCTGAAGGCGTTAACCAGCTTCGTGGACGTTGAATCGGCGCTGATACGGCGCACCCTGACAGACCAGCCGGAGGTAGCTGAAGGCAAAACGATACGGTGATCGCGCTGGTACTCTGACGTGGTTTTTCCGTCAAACGTGGCATTCACGATGTTCTGCCATGCGCCGCCGTCAACAGACAGGTCAATCGCGTACTGCGTCACGGTGCCCACCATGTCGCCGTTGTCTTTATAGGCATACTGGGCCGGAAGGCTCAGCTTCACGCGCACCGCGTCGAGATTCAGATCGGTGAACTGGCGCACCCAGGGCGAAGCGGCCTTTACCTGCACGCCAATGCTCAGCTCGTTATCAATTTCCGGCAGACCCTGTATGTAGGCCTGATCCTGCGTACCGTTGCGGTATTCCCACTTCACGCCGCTGAAATTGTATGAACCGTCATCGTTAGCCAGCGGCGTATCGTTCAGGAAAATTTGCTGCGCGGTCAGCTCTCCCTGAATCTCTCCCTCAGAGATGGCCAGCAGCATTTTCAGTTTGGCTACGGACAGCAGATCGTCCGGTTCTTCCACAGGCGTATGCGCGCTTCCGCCGCCGCCTTTTCTGCCCTGGATCATCGTTGCGCCCTGGAGTAATTGCATATTTCACCCACAAAAAAGGCCGCACTGTGGCGGCCTGAAGCTGATTTGATTGTTACTGCTGGTCGCTGGAGAAGATACCCGCGCTGATAATCGCGCCGCCAATCTCCCTGCTGCCGTACAGCAGCGGCACCGGATAGCCCATTGAAACGGTGTTAACCGGCGCGCCAAACGCGTAGTTGGGCTGGTTATCGGTGCTGGAAGCCGAGCCGATATTGTATTTTGGCTGCGGCGTTAACATACTCACCACGCCCCCGAGCATCATCGACAGGCCCATCCCGGTCAGGGCAGTTACCGCCAACGCGGTTCCGCCCGTTGCCGCCGCCGCGCCGGTTGCCAGCCCCATCGTTGCACCCCATGCGCCCAGCGAGGCGCCGGCAGTGAAGAACGCCGCGACCAGCGCCACCGCACCGACCACAATTTGCAGCGCGCCGCCGCTTTTGCGCCCTTCGATCACCGGCATCATGCGGTACTCTTCCGCGCCGCCCGACATATCAAACTCCGCCAGGCCGATGTTGTTGCCCCCGCACCAGAACGTGAAGCGCACGCCGTTGAGATGCGCGTTCGACATGTACTTTTTGAATCCCGGCACCGTGGCGCACATGGCGCGCAGCATCTCGCGCAGATCGGCCACGTGGTACCGGTGCGTTTTGCCAAATCTCTTACCCGCCGCGCCGCCGAGCGTCAGTGTTTTAAGCATCCATTAACTCCTTCCGGCGCACGACGCGCACCGTTCGATCCCGGTAGTATTGTCCGTACGGCACCCGCGCCGACAGGTTGCCGAAGGCGTGGTGGAGAATAATGTTGTCGCCCAGGTAAATGGCTGCGTGGTTCGTGACCGGCGCACTGACCTGCATCATCACCATATCGCCTGGCCGCATATCCTCACGCGGCACCTCAACAAATCCTTCCGTCTGCCAGTTGTCGTCATAGCGGTTTTCTTTGCCGCCTTTCCACCACTCGTAATCCACCGACCAGTCATTCAGCTCAAGGCCGTGCTCCTGCCGGTAATAATCCATAACCAGCGTCCAGCAGTCGGCGTGGCCCAGCACCCAGCGCCGCCCGGCCAGCTCCCGATCTCCCCGTGGCGAAAGCGTGCAGAAATCGCCGTCAGGCCAGGACATAATTCCCCACTCAACGCCGGAGTGATCGCACTGAATTCGGTCAACCTCTGACGGCACCAGCTGCACCACGTCAGGGTGAGAGTGAATAATCATTAGCACCTCGCCATGCTCTTCCGCTGCGGCGTAGTCGTCCGGCGCCAGGGTAAAACTTTCGGCCGGCGTGTCGGAGATGTTCCGGCACGGCAGGTACTCCTGCGCCCGGCCAGCCTGCACCACCACGCCGCAGGCCTCGTTGGGATATTCCGCCTGAACGTGCGCCGTGATGGCAGCCATGATTTTTTTTCGCATTGCTACCTCCCCTGAAGATTTGCCGCCGGGAATCCACCGAACGGCAGAGGCTGATCGGCACCTAAACGCAGTTTGCAATCGCTCATGCGGCCGCCGCACACGTCCAGCGCCGGGTTATCCGTCGGCGTGCCGTCTTTCAGGAAGTAGCGCGTGCCGTTGTAGTCGCAACCTGTGCCCGTACGGTACCAGCCGCGCATACACCAGGTGCAGACCGGCGTGATTTGCCGGGAGGGTAATTGCAGGCTCTGCACGTCAAACGGCGAGCACAGCTCAAAATCCACCTGTGATCGCGTTTCGGTTGTCTTCGCGTTCACATAGAAAAGCTGCACGCGCTCTTCCGTCGGCTGCGCGTTTGCATTGCCCGCCGTCCAGTTCGCCGCGTCGAGATACCGGGCCAGCGTTGTGTGAACCTTTACCTTTGCCTTAACCAGGTCGTCGAACTGCAGGCACAGAGCGGTGACGTAGTTTACGACGGTGCCTACCGAAAGCGTCGGTGTCGGCTGCGACCCGGTACTGGAAAGCTCCAGCCCTTTCAGCTCGTAAGGGTAAGGCTCGTATTCATGCCCCTGCCAGATAATCGACGGCAGGTTATCCGCAGCGAATGAGGCCCAGCCATCTGATGCGATGTTGTGCGCGTGAAAGCGCAGGATGTTGTCCAGGCCAAAGGCGGTGCCGTCTATTTCCAGCAGCTGGATAAGCTGGCCCGGCTCCAGCTGCTGTATGTCCTGTGTAAAGCTCATATTCAGCCCATAAAAAAGGGCCGCCTGAGCGACCCGGTTACCGGAAGGGAAATTTAAGGCGCGAAGGCCTGTTCGAATGTGAAAGCTATTTCAGCAAAATTTCCGTTGATGAATTTCGGGTTGATGGAATCCGATTTAACCCGGTAGAGTTTTTTCTCCCCCCAGGGATTAGTCCACCAGAATGAATTCAGCACGTGGGCTTTTAAAAAGCTTCGCAATGCGAGCATATCGCCCTTATTGCCATTGCAGGACAGCGACCATGCTTCCACTGCGGCATTTATTCCCGCGCTGGCCACCTTCTTGTAGCCGTCTCCAAACTGGGCCTGAAGAGTCGCTATGTTCAGCTCCTCGCTGGCCTGCACTTGTGGACACCAGGTAAATGTGTCGATTGCCATATTTTCTCCGGGCAGTAAAAAGCCACCCGAAGGTGGCTAATT